TTTGCATTTGGAGAATTGATATGGCGCACTTTGCAGAGATTGATGCTAACGGTGTGGTGCAGCGCGTGATCGTTGTCGCCAACAAGGACACGGCTGACGCGGATGGCAACGAGGTGGAAAGCATCGGCGTAGCGTTTTGCCAAAACTTGCTCGGCGGCAACTGGAAGCAGACGAGCTACAACGCCAACATCCGCAAGCACTACGCCGGGATCGGCTACACCTACGATGCAGGCCGCGATGCGTTTATCCCGCCGCAGCCGTTCCCGTCATGGACGCTGGATGCCGATTGCAATTGGCAGGCTCCGGTTGCAATGCCGACTGACGGCAAGATGTACTCATGGGACGAAGCCACGCAGTCGTGGGTTGTCGTTGAGGGTATGCCGTGACGACAGTTCAGGAATTGGAAGTCACCGTGACCAGCCACATTGATGTCTGCGCGGTACGTTACGAGGCCATCCACGCTCGCCTAAAGCGGCTGGAGGGGTTAGTGTTAAAGGTTGGCGGCGCAATCATTCTTGTGCTGCTGACCGCCCTCGGTAGCATGGCCGTGATGCTGATGGACGCGATGAAATGAGCGAGGACATTGAGCTGCTCAAGGTGCAGATCAAGGCCGAGTTACAGCGCCTTGAAGCCAACAGCAGCGCCAAAGATGTCGCAGGCAAGGCTATCGGCAAAGACGGCCTTAAGTACATCACCGCCATTGTGGTAATCGGCGTGCTGTCTAGCCTTGCGCTGGATAGCGACAAGATTGCTGCGGTAATGGGACTGCTTGGTGCCTCGCTGACCGCCCTTATCTCCATGTTGGCGTCTATCGCTGGCACCGTAGAGAAGGAAGAAAAGCCCGAGTTTGAAGTGATTAAGGAATTGATCGCCAAACTGGACAAACTGGATCGCAAAGAACAGCCGATGCGGGTGGACGTAGAAGGCGATCATGTCACCGTCACCAAAGGCGATGATGTGGTGAGGGCTTCCAAATGATGACGCTAGTTAGCACGTTTCTGTCGTTTCTTGCAGGCGGCTTGCCGAAGATTTTGACCATCTTCCAAGACCGGCAGGACAAGAAACATGAACTTGCCCTTGTCGCTGCGCAAAAAGAACGTGAACTTGCCCTCGCTGAACGTGGCTTTATCGCACAGGCGCGGATAGAAGAAATTAAGCTAGAGCAAGTCCAGACGCAGACCGCTGCCGAGGAACGTCAGGCGCTTTACCAGCACGACATTGAGATCGGCAAAGGCGCATCCCAATGGATGATCAACCTGCGTGCCTCGGTGCGTCCGGTGGTCACTTACATTTTTGTGCTGGAGCTTGTGGCGCTCAACGTAGCAGGCGTCTGGTACGCCTACACCACCGGCATCCCGTTTGCGATTGCGATGGAAAACGTATTCAGCGATGACGAAATGCTGATCCTATCCAGCATCATTGCCTTCTGGTTTGGGACGCAAGCCTTCCAGAAAAAATGAAGGTGTCAGACGCCGCCAAGGCGATGATTAAGCATCACGAGGGCGTAAGGACGCGACCTTATCGGTGTCCGGCCCTGCTATGGACGGTCGGGGTCGGCCACGTTATAGACCCCTCACACGCAGCGGTGAAATATGAGGATCGGAAAAGTTTACCGCTACCCGACGGCTGGGATCGCAGCCTTACGATGGGAGAGGTGGACGCTATCTTGTCTCAAGACCTTGCGCGGTTTGAGCGTGGCGTGGCCCGACTTTGCCCTGCTTCTACTAGTCATCAAGGCCAATTTGACGCTTTGGTGAGTTTTGCCTTTAACGTCGGCCTTGGGAACCTCCAGCGCAGCAGCATACGGATGCGCTATAACCGAGGGGACATAGAGGGCGCTGCTGACGCCTTCCTGATGTGGACAAAGGCGGCAGGCAAGGTGCTGCCGGGCCTCGTCAAGCGCCGTAACGACGAACGGGCGCTCTTTACTTCCGCTCGGCTCGTAGGGTAACAATTTCCTGTTCTAGCACGCGGGCAATTTCCCACAGTCCTTTGGCGCGTAACTCAGACAGCGCCAGCCTAACCCGCTCCTCCTGCGAGGTGTTGTATTTCCACGGCATCAAGTCAATCTCCCGCTGCCATGACCCCGGCGGGCTGTCTTTATCCACCGTCACCAGTAAATCCTCCCCGACCCCCTTTTAGCCGCCCAGTTAGGAGGCGGTACATGACGCCAATCTACCTCCCAAAACCGCCGTAAAGCCTCTATAAGCCGTTTCATGGGCTACCCTCCACGGTGTAGTTGGTTGACGGGGAGCGCCAGTCCCTCGGCACCTCCCCGCTGATCCACGACGGGTCTACCCACAACAGCCTGTTGTTGGGGTAGGCAATCCATTGGCCCGTGTCTAAAACAATCAGGTGGTGATCTTTGGACTGGTCAGGCACCTCGCTCCAGCCGCCGTCGCACCAGAATACCGTCATCAGGTACGTCCCCGCCCGCTGCACTCCGTCACGACCTATGGCCTTGACCCGGTGGTTACGCAAGAACGCCACCTCCTTGACCTGACAGTTGCGCGAAAACGAGTCCCACCAGCAGACGAGCTTTAAGTCCATCGGCGAGCAGGGCTTGCTGGATAGCGCATGGATCGGTATTCGCGCCCATTGCGCTCCGTTCTCCAGCATGATTTGAAACATAGGGGTACGCATGGGTTCGCTACGGAAGCCAAAGACCGTGCAGAGCGTGTGTTCGCCATGACCTTTCTGCTGATCGTGCAAGAACTCGTTGCGGACGTAGGCGGTGATATAGGGCGTGTCGCACCAGAAGTTCATATCAGCCCCTCCTTATGCAGCTGCATGATGGTGCGAGCCATACCGTCGTAGTGGGCAAGGCGTAGTTCGTCGCGGGTCAGGCCGCTCTTGCGTGTCCTGCCGTCTAGTTCGTCGTGACAGGCGCTACAGGCCCACGCCCCAATCAAGTCGGGTGATTTCATGCCCATGCCCGACACGCCTGCAATGCGAATATGGGCCAACACGACGGTTTCGCTGTTGTGGTTACAGATGCCAAATATCCGCACCATACAGCCACGGCCTTTGGCCTCTTTACGCAGGTTCATAGTTAGGCTCTGGGATCGTGATGCCCATGTCCGCACACTTTGCGCCGAGCCAGTCTAGGTAATCGCTAAACTGCTGCTTGGTCATTGTTGAAGATCGCATAACCGGGCGCATCCGCTTACGGCCAAAGCCCTCTAGTACCTCCCAGCCAAAACACTCGCCCAAAAAATACTCATGCAGGTCGTCGCGTGTCCAGCCACGCAATGCCTCACCGCCGCCCTCTAAGATCGCGGGATAGGCAACGCCCCACAAAAATCTGTTTTGAGGCTGGGTTCTGGGCTTTTTCCATATCTCTACGGTTACCGCTAACGGCTTGTCGGTCGGTAAATGCTGCACCATACGCAGCACCGCGTTAGCAATCTGCTCAAGCGGTGTGCCGGTTGGAAAGATGCGTTTCATACGCCGCACATTCCTTCGCATTCGTTGTTAAACATATCAATCTGCCCGTGATCGGCTGCGGTGGACAAGTCAACCTCGGCCAAAGGGACGCAAGAACGGTGCATAAACTGCTGCCCTTTAATTCCCGGCTGGCTACGAATCGCAGCGTCCACCTCTACCGCGTCAGCCCATGCCTCGGGATCGGCCTTAATAGCACGCCACTCATGGTCGCTATGGAACGGGCAGCCGATACAACTAGACTTTGGCGGCAGCGAATAGCCTTTGCGCTCCATCCAGCGCAGACAGTCGTTGCGGCTCATTCCAAGTTCAACCAGCGGCCAGCGGTGCTGTTTCCACGCCTCACGCGACGGCTTCATGCGTAAGGCTTCGTCGGTGCTGATGCCAATTAACATTTCGCAAACAACGCTTTTGGTTCGTTGGCGAGGTGCAAGTCCTATCAATTCGCGGGTTTTTTTAGTCAGCGGGGTGATTTTGTATTCCAACGTGCATTGCCGTCGGCCCATTGCCCGGTCACCGTTCGGCATCACCATATGCCACGGGATCGCGGCGAATCGTTGCCCGGTCGTGTTGCTGCGGGTCATGGTGTCTGCCCGAATGTTCCCGCGTTGCACTCGGTAAACCGGAAACGGCAACTGCTGCTCAAGCCAGTCAAGCCATTCGTAAACCTTGCGCGGCTCCCACCCCGTATCCGCAAAGATGGCAGCCTCCACCGGCTCAAGTTCGCCGTGTGCAATCATTAGGGCCAACGTGGACGATTGAACGCCAGCGCCAAGAGAAAGAAACCGTTTCAAAGCCGCTCCTCAAAGTCTATGTAACGCCAGCCAAGGTACTCCGGTGTCACGGCATAAACGTCATAGTCATAGCCGCGCTCCTTGTCGGTGATTTTCCGCACTAACCAATCGGGGAACGTCGTCTTAACATCCACGAGCGCCGCTACGGTCAGGCTTGCGTTGACGATGTAGTAGAAGTCAGGGCGCGGATCGGCAGCATCAAAAGACTTTTTGGCGCAGATTGCAGCCGTCTCAAACGGCCATGCCTGATACTGAAAGTCATGCTTAATGTGCTTAACCTCTATGCGTTTGCCCGAGGCATATATGTCGCCTTTATCAGCGTATTCAGCGCGGTCGGCAAAATCACGCGCCATGCGGCGTTTTGGCAGCGTGACCGTATGCCCAAGGTTCAGCAAGTAAGTCGCCACAACAATCTCTGCTGGGCGACTTGCCCTAAACCTTGCCTCAAAATCAGAATGGGATGGCGTCATCATGCCAGTTGTCGTCGGTCAACTCGGGCTGTGATTTGTCAGGCGTGCGCTGGGGTTCCCCGGTGCGCGACAGACGACCCTCGCCTTTCGGCTCAAACTTAAGGGATATAAATTTGTCGCCGGTTTTTTTGCTACGCATGATCCACGCAGATACATAAAAATCCACGTTGTTGATCATGCACGATCCCCTTAATTCAGGTCGTTTATCGGCTGGCTCTTTTTTCTGGTCGTTCTTAAACAACACGCCATGCATATTCGGATCAAATTTCGTCTGGTAATTAGCCACGGGTCTGCTCCTTTGCTATCTGGATGTATTTCTTAATTGCGCCACGCTCTTTTGCCGATAACGCGTCAGCTACCGCGATATACAGGTTCTGGTCGCGGTTTACCGACTCATGCACCGCTAACACAGCGATTGCGATGTCTTTTTCCTCGGCGTCCATATCAAACGCGGTGCGAAACTGCGCTACAAACTGGTCGCGCTTTGCCGGGTCAAACTGCTTGCCCAGATCGCCACGCGGGTCAACCGTAAACCCTCGGCCCTGTGCGGCCTCGGCATCGTCGTCAATCTGTGCAAGGCCGACGATGGCGGTGAGGGCATAGCGGCGTGCGTAAGTAATGGCGCTACCAGCTGCCTGTGGGCTGCCGTCTTTAGCGCGGACCGGCAGATCGCTCTGTATCCATTCCCCGCTGCTGTGCGCGAGAGTGGTTCTCAGTACCGACTCGTCACGCTCCCAATTAACCCAAACGGTCTGGATCACCGCAAGGTTGTTCGCGGCTAACTGTTTGCGGCAGGCATCCCAGCACGATGCCAGATCGGCGTATTTGGACTTGAAAAACGGGTTGCTGCTGTCTTTCAGCGCACCCGTAATGTCGGCTTGGGCTTTGCTTAAAGCGGCGGCCAGCGCGCCTATGGTTTCACTCTGCATCGTTGTTCTCCTTCAGTTCGTCTAATGCGCGGTTGCAGGCTTCAATGCGCTCCTGCTCCTCGCGTTCCTGCATTTCCAAGTCTTGCTGGTGCCACCAGCTATCGTCGTCCTGCCAAACGTTATCGCGTTCCACACGTCACCTCCGCATCGCATGAGTGGCCGTCGCAAGGCTCTACGAGCGCGGCCAGTAAATACACGGCAACAATCAGCAGCACGACCGGCCAGAGTGAGGGGCGCTTACTCATCGGCGCTATCCTCGTAGTGACCGGCCTCGGCAGCGCGGGCGTCGGCGTGGTCTACGCACTCGGCCTTCAGATCGTCAATTTCAGCGGCGGTCAGGTAACGGATGTCAGCCTTAGCGTTGATGCTGACGTAATCGCTGCGGCGTACTGAATCGCTCTCGCAGCCCTCGGGGTAGTACCCGAGAATCCAGACCTCATCCAAGTCTACGAACGTGCCGCGCTCGTCAGCGTCAAACGAGTAAGCGACTTCAATTTCGCAGTAGAGGCCGAGTAAGTGGCGTTGTGTGGTAAGCATCTCTGTTGCTCCTGTTGTGTGTGTCAACGGTTGCCATGCTACCACGGTATACAGGCTTGTCAACTAGGGTGGCAGGAATTATTCTAGCCCCATGACACCGACCGATTTAGTCAAGCATTACGGCTCGCAGGTTAAAACGGCTAAGGCGCTAGGCGTGAGCCGCGCTGCTGTCCAGAAATGGGTCAAGCAGGGCCGTATACCGCCTGTGCGGTACTGGCACGTTATGGCTATGGTTCAGGGCTGGAAGCCGCTGTAATGGGCTTTACGGGGGCCAGAAACGACAAACCCCCTAAACGGGGGCTTGACGCGGCATTGGGGTTGCCTTTACGCTGTATTTACGGGTATAGCGCGAGTGGACTGTAATGGACTGTTCTAGTCCTGTCAACCTCCCCACCGCGCTAATACGTTCGGGAATGCTGGTCGGGGCAACTACGCGCAGCATTACCTTAAA